TGTTACCCACGTAGAACGCGAAGCCCCGCTTACCCCGCAGCAAGCCAAGTACTACAGCCTGCTTAAGGATAAGATGACTATGGTGGCCGATGGCGAGTCCATTACCGCTGTTAACGCAGCCACTAACATCAACAAGCTACTCCAGATCAGCGGTGGTGCGGTCTATACGGATACTGGAGAGGTCATTGAGTTCGACGTTAGCAACCGTTTAAACGCTGTCCTTGAGGTGATCGAAGAGTCCAGCCACAAGGTGTTGGTGTTCGTACCCTTCACACATACTATAGAGCTGCTCAAGGCTACGCTCGACAAGCACGGCATCAGCAACGACGTTATCAACGGCAAGGTCTCGGTAAACAAGCGCAGCGACATAGTTACGCGGTTCCAGAACAACCCAGACCCCCACGTGCTTATCATCCAGCCACAGGCCGCATCCCACGGATTGACGTTAACGGCAGCGAACACCATCATATGGTATGCCCCGGTGACTTCCGTTGAGACTTACTTGCAGGCAAACGCCCGCATCAACCGTCCGGGCCAGCACAACCCCATGACCATCGTGCATATTAAGGGTAGCGAGATCGAAAGCCGCCTGTATAGTATGCTCCAGAACAACATCACCAACCACGAAAAGATAATTGACCTATACCATCAAGAACTCTCTAGCGTCCCTTGACTTTGTCAAATACATGGGTACGTTAGGGTTACAAGGAGAAGCCTATGCCGTACGCACGACACGATGACCCAGAGACAAGCCACGCAGCGGCGGAAAGCGTAAAGAACATACGCCAAACACATAAGTTAATTCTTCATATACTTCATACACGCGGCCCTTCTACAGACGAAGAGGTATGGCAGTGCATCCCAAACGGAACAGTCTCCGTATCTGGTGCCCGCTCTCGCCGTTCCGAGTTGGTGGGTATGAGGATGGTCCGCGATAGCGGGAGACGCGGTAAGACTAAAGCAAACAGACAAACAATTATATGGGAAATTAACCCGTAAAGGAGCAACTATGACCGACACCATTGATACTAAGAAACTAGAGAAGACCATCGAAGAGATGGTTGGTATTTACATCAAAATCCGTAACCGGATCGAAGAGGCCGAAGAGCGCCACAAGTCGGAACTCGAAAAGCTTAAGGAAGAATACGACATTGTTAGCCAGCACCTGCTGGGTATTTGTAACGAACAGAACCTAGACAGCATCAAGACCCCTGCGGGTACCGTCTCGCGGCGTGTACAGTCGCGTTACTGGACTAGTGACTGGTCCCACATGCACCAGTTCATTCTGGAGCACCAAGCGCCGTTCCTTCTGGAGCAGCGTATCCATAATGGTAACATGAAGCAGTTCTTAGAAGAAAACCCAGACACGCTGCCTATCGGACTTCAGGCAGACCGTAAGTTCGTTATCCAAGTCCGCAAACCCACAAGTAAGTAAGGAACTCCCATGACCAACGTAACCATCTTCAAGAGTAAGGACGCCGTAGTTTCCGCAGGCCCGCGCGAGCTTAGCGATTTTGCCAAGTCCCTTTCCACCGGGGGCACGACGAGCCGCCGCATCCAGACCAACACCAACGGCACCTTTAAGCGCATCGTTAATGGTGAGCAGATCGGCAACGCTGTCCGTGGTGAGATCAACGTCATCATCATCCATGCCTTGCAGAAGGTCTCGCGCATCTATTACGCGGAGAAGTTTGACCCTAACAAGGAAGCGACGCTGCCCGACTGCTGGTCCAACCTTGGCGATAAGCCAGAAGCCGCTGCCGGTAACCCCCAGCATAGCAACTGCGCCGACTGCACCATGAACATTAAGGGTTCAGGCGATAACGGTGGCCGTGCTTGCCGCTTCCAGCGCCGCATTTCAGTCCTGTTGGCTGATGATCCGTCTGGCGATGTGTACCAGTTCAACGTCCCGGCTAAGTCCTTGTTCGGTAAGGGCACCGGTAACGTGCATCCGTTCGAGAGCTACGTGAAGTACCTGCTGCTTAACGGCGAAAGCCCTGATGCCGTGGTTACCAATATCAGCTTCGACTCTAACGCTGATACTATGGAGCTGGTGTTCACCCCTCTGCGCGGCGTCACAGACGAAGAGTACGCCGTAGTTAAGGCTGCTCAGGCCAAGCCGGAGACCAAGCGGTACACCATGATTACGGTGGCCCAGACGGACGGCGTGAAGAAGCAGCCCGCTGCTGTGGAAGCTAAGCCTAAGGCTGTGCGTAACGATGAGCCTGAGTACGAAGTGGAAGCCAATGCCCCTGTTGAACCCACGAAGCGGGTTGCTAAGAAGCAGGAAGCCGCGCCAGCCGCTAAGAAGGACATTGCGTCCGTGGTCAGTGACTGGGCTGAAGACTGATAACTATGATTTATGGCTATAGTGCGAGGCTGATAGACTTAAACAAGAAGGCAGACGCACGGCTGCTTGGTGTGCGACTGGGTAGGGCTTGTATGAAAAACAATGTCCCTGTGTCCCAAGTCGCCACCAAGCTGGGCGTCAGTAGACAGACGGTTTACAATTGGTTTTGCGGGACCCATAACCCCAAGCCTACTGTAGGCCGTCAAGTTCTGGCCTACTACAACAGTATCACCACCTCCAAATAACAATGCCTAACAAACCCCTTAGTGGCCGGAAGTGCAAACTTCCGAACGAGCACCCATGCCCAAATTTGATCTCCTTACTGCCGTGCAGCCCACCGAAGGGTGGTTCGCTGTGCTTGGTATCAAGGGGAAGGGTGACGTACGCCAGAAGCTTGTGGCTACCCGTGAAGAGGTAGACCAGATAGCCGCCGACTATGTAGCACGGGGTAGAAATGTCTTCTTTGGGGTTGCTAAATACGAGACAGACAAGGGCCGCACTAAGGATAACGTGAAGGCCATAAAGGCGTTCTGGCTGGACATAGATTGTGGGGAGGCCAAGGCCCGAGTTGACGAGAAGACTGGCAGACCTGACGGGTATATCGACCAGCCTACAGCACTAGGGGAACTAAAGCGGTTCTGTAAGCTAGTCGGTTTGCCCAAGCCTATCCTCGTTAACTCGGGCCGAGGTGTCCATGTGTACTGGGCGCTGACCGAGGAGGTTACCCGGGAACAATGGGAGCCTGTGGCTGACCGGCTACGGCAGCTCTGCAATACCCACGAGCTGTACGTTGACCCAGCAGTTTTCGAAGTGGCTCGCGTGCTGCGTATCCCCGGCACGTTGAACTTCAAGGACAACCCGGCAACGGATGTAACTATCATACACGAGGCCGCGCCAGTTGAGTTCGAGGCGTTCAAAACCCTCCTTGGCGTCAAGGAAAAGCCCCCGGCACCACCCAAACGCGAGCTGAGCGAACTTGCTAAGTCCCTGATGGACAACACTATATCGGTGTTTTCCAAGATCATGCGCCGCAGCGAGAGCGGCAACGGATGCCAGCAGCTGTGGGACTGCTACGAGAACCGCGACACCTTGTCTGAGGTCCGTTGGTTTAACGCCCTGTCTGTAGCCAAGTTCTGCTCGGACAAGGATAAGGCCATCCACAAGATGTCCGAGGGGTATGAAGAATACGACGCCGCAGCTACCGAGCAAAAGATACAGCACATCAAGGGGCCCCATACCTGCGAGGTGTTTGAACGTAATAACCCCGGCGGCTGCGAAGGCTGCCCGTTCAAAGGCAAGATCAAGAGCCCCATCGTTCTGGGCAAGGAAGTCCTCGAAGCTACCGAGGAAGATAACTTAGTAACTGAAGAGCCCGAGGAGGAAGGCGCTGCGCCTGTACTCCATAGAATACCCAAGTACCCGGACCCATATTTCCGGGGCAAGACCGGCGGCGTCTACTACATGCCACCCGGGGGTGAGAAAGAGGCCGAGCTTATCTATGCAGACGACATATACGTCGTCTCACGGGTGAGGGACCCTAACGTAGGTGATGGTGTCGTCATCAAGCTCCACATGCCAAACGAAGGTATCCGGGAGTTCACCGCGTCTAACGACGACCTATCAAGCAAGGACGAGCTACGCAGCATACTATCTCTGAACGGTGTGATGTGCAAAACCAAACAGTTTAACAGGGTCATCGACTATATTGTCGATTCCTGCGCTGAAATTAGATACAGAGGGAAACTAAACGAGATGAGACTTCAATTCGGTTGGGCTGACAACGACAGCAAGTTTATTATCGGTGACCGCGAGATCAGCAAGGACGGTAGCTTCTATAGCCCACCTTCCGGGACCACAAAGGCTATGGCCGACAAGATGCAGCCAAAGGGCACGCTGGAGAAGTGGCGGGATGTCTTTAACCTGTACGGCAAGCCCGGGCTAGAACCCCATGCGTTCGCAGCGCTATCTGCCTTCGGCTCGCCCCTGCTGAAGTTCACCGGCCAGAGCGGGGCCCTGCTCAACATCGTCCACCCTAGGTCGGGTACGGGCAAGACGACCATCCTGCATATGATTAACAGTGTATACGGCGACCCCCTGACGCTGTGTATGAACAAGGAAGATACGCATAACTCGCGTATGCAGATGATTGGTGTGCTTAGGCACCTTGCGCCAACTATCGACGAAATCACCAACATGCTGCCGCAGCAGATATCGGACCTTGCCTATGCCGTCCCACAGGGTCGCGCCAAGGAGCGCATGAAGGGGTCAACGAACGAGCTTCGACTTAACGCCACAATGTGGCAGTTGATGTTGGTCAGTAGCTCCAATTCGTCCCTGTATGAGAAGTTGTCGGCGCTTAAGGGCGCACCAGACGGCGAAATGATGCGTATCATGGAGTACAAGATCGACTACACAACGGCGCTAGAGCAGTCCTACGCTAAGGAAATGTTCGACCACCAGCTGCTTAACAACTATGGGCACGCGGGACCTATCTACGCTGACTACCTGATAAAGAACCGGGACGAGGTCATATCAGATGTCCTCAAAACCCAGAGTAACGTTGATCTTGAGCTCAAGATTACTCAGCGGGAGCGGTTCTGGTCCTCGGTAGTAGCGTGTAACCTTGCGAGTGGCCGCATTGCCAAGAAGCTTAACCTGCTTGATTGGAACCTCAAGACCATCAGGGAGTTCTCTTACCACATGGTTAACGGGCTTCGCACTCAGGTTGTGCCGCCGGTTAGCAACCCCGTGGGTGTCGTCGGTGACTTCCTGAACCGGCATTACCACAACATGCTAGCCATAAACGACGGCGTAGACCTGCGGTCTGGTCTTACCGTAGCACCGAGAGTGGAGCCTAAGGGTGAGCTTATTATACGGTATGAGCCCGATACCAAGCGGATGTTCATCGTATCCAAGGCGTTCAGGAACGACTGCGTGAAGTTCCAGATCAACTACCAAGACACCGTGAGCGAGCTGAAGAAGATGGGTATCATTACTAAGGCCGAAGACAAGCGTATGGGCAAGGGCACGAACCTTATGTCTACTGGCGTACACACGCTGATCTTTGATACCACGCACAAAGAGTTCTTTGACATGAACTCTTTCTTACCCCCTGAGGTACCCGATGCTGGTGGAGAAGGTTAGCTACGACATAAACTGGAAGGCGTTTAAGCGGGGGTACTCGTTCTTCATCCCCTGCCTAGACCCTGTGCGCGCCAAGCAGGAGATACTTTGTACCACAAAAAGGTTCAAAATCCCTGTGGTTATGAAGGTGATTATCGTAGAGGGCATAAGAGGGTTGCGGGTCTGGCACACGTGAGCTAGTTTGCTCGGGAGAGAGTTGCTCCTCTCGTTGGTTGGTGTGGTCTAACTGGCCCCCGCTGGGAAACTAGCGGGGGTCTTTTTATTCTGTATCGTCGCTCTCGTCGCTCAAAGCTTCCGCCGTAAAGCCTCTGTAACGCTTGCTTG